GCCAACGAAGCAAAGTCACGCAAAACCCGAAAAGAATCACCATGGCGCAGGAAGACTAACGCATTGTCGCCGTCGACCAGAACGTCGAACGGTATATTGAAGCCCCGAAGGACATCGACAACCACCATGAGCATGATAATGGTGTTACCCATGCCCGTGTTAAAGTCTCCACTAGCGCGACCACCTTTTCGCGAGAACTTCACCCCGCTGGGCAGCTTGCCCCTAAGGGCAAGTTGCTCACGCAGCAACGACTGCAACCCCTTGTCACCGGGGAAAGCAGTCGCATACACCGCGTGTTCAGCCTCCAACTGCGCAGGGCCCACGTGAGCCTCAAACGCCGATCCGTCTACTTCAAACACCATGCATGACTCCAGGGAAGAAAACTTCCTGACTATCAAATTGGCGCGTTGTCGTTGGTTGAGGCCCTTAGCCACAATCCTCCCCGTCCCCGGAATCCCCAAATGGCGCCCGAGCAACCGGCCCCAGAGCCAGTGCTCGAATGGCTTCAGCCTTGAAGCGAGCTCGAGGTTGTACCTAGGCGTCCTTGGAAAGATCAACCTAGGTTTGGGCTTCAACGAGTCCGTGAGCTTCTCGGCTTTCAAGAAGGGTCGTAGGTAGGAATCAGCCCCGGTGACGGGACCATCTACTCGCAACGACTCTTCCGCCTGGAGATACCTGCGCTGCAAAGCACCTGAATAGCTCAGCGCAGTTTGGAGGTTGGTCCATCTAACACCATCGTATCGCCTGACAAAGCGATTCAACCGAGCGAACTCGGCCAAAACGCCCACTCCCAAAGGTTCAAATACGTTGGCTGGCACGGGACCAAGAGTGCGCTTCACAAGGGCGGCACACTCATTGTGCGGGCAAACCGCGAAGACCCCCGGAACCCAAGTCCCAGGACAACTGACAGTCATCGCGGTGCGCATGCGGCGCCTCGAATCGGAGCAAGAGCCCAGATCAACACGTCTGGTGTCCAGGACACCGGTGGATGCTGCAGGAA